ATTCACCAGTATCTAAATCACATACTTGTTTTGTTCCATCACCCATATCTTTTTCAGATGTTCTTGTATTTTTACCTAAGTAGTTATCTAAAATTAATTTTACACTCATAGTTGTTGTTTTTATATAAATATTTAGTTTGTATGAAAAATTATAATTTTATGTACGCTGGATATTTTTTAATGTATTGACTTCTTGTTATATCTAATTTTCCATCAGGTAAAATGGGATTTGCATAAACCCAAATACTGAAATTATAAATACCACGTCTCTCTGAGGCAGATTCACCTTCACAAGCAACTTCTTTTAGTAATTCCGTTATGTTTATAGAAATACCTTGTTTGTTGTTAAATATATATTCACTAATATTTATTCCAGTTCCATTACCTGCACATTCAGCAGTTGTACTCCAATCCAATAGGATTGAAAAAATATTCCAAAGTCCAACATTTTGTTTTACATTAACACTTAAACTCGAAAAGTTTCCATCTAACCCACTATTAGTTACACTATCGAAAACTTCAGGTCATGGTGGTGGAGGTGGTGGTGTATTTTGAGTTACAACACTCGTTGCTGGTTTTAAAATTTGTAGGGCTTTGTCAAAATAATCTTTATATTTCTGTAATTCATTTGTCGATGCCATTTTATTGTAACTTTCTATACCATTTGTAGTACTATCCGCAAAAGAATTTACATAACAAAACTTAACATATTGTTTTACATTAATTTCCGTTCCATTATCCTGAAGTGTAATTGTTCTTGGTTTCCATCTGTTAACTAAAAATGTCACATAATCAGTTAAAGTTTCGAATTCAACATAAGGAATATTTTTAGTATTACAAAAATATTTTTTGTTACCAATATTATTTGGCCAAGTTTGACCATTACCAATAGAAATTAAACCAGGATTATTTCCTATAATTTTTAAACTATTTTCATCGTCAAAAGAATTTACGAAAGACCAATAGAAAATTGTATACAATAATTTTTCATCTGTAGTTTGACTTTTTATTTCGTCAATTAAAGTTTTATAATCAATATTAGTTTTAGGTGGATTAGTGTCACTAACATAAGTACTAAATGTGGCATCAGGTTTACAAGTTTCATTTGTTGTTTGTTGAACTTGTTGTGACGCGGCATTTCCAGCATTACTTGTTACACTATTTGTTACATTATTAACGTTTGTACTTTGTTGAGCAGTAGTTGTTTGAGAATTTGTACTTTGTTGTTTAATTAATTCTGTTATTTTACTAACTAAATTAGCTCTGAGATTTTGGATATAATTATCAATTTTAGGTAAATTTGGAACTGGTTGTCTAACCCCTTCAAAACTTGTTTCGAATGAACTATCACCAATTTCGTGAGAGACAGAAGTTATGTAGTATGAACCACTGAACATAGGAACATTTCTCAGATTAAAATACATTGTTGGTTGAATCAGAGCATTTCCTAACATATCCACATTACAAGTATAACTCCTATTTTTATATAAATTATACAAAGAAACACTTTGTGTAGTACCACCTCTGTTACCCCCTTGGTTTGCCATTTCATTCAAAATTTGTAATGACTCAGCTGTTGCCAATGATGAATTTTGACCAACACTGAAACTTTTAAACACACCTTGATTTTGAGGTCCGATATCAACGTTAAATCCAACTACTCTATTAGACTTATCCCAATCTTTTTTTCCTACTTGATTTTCAACCAAAGGGTTGTCACTTGCTCTTGTTAAGTCAAATGAATCACTCCTAAATCTAAAATCAACACTTTTAACATCAGGTTGTTCACTTGGTTTTCCTGCATATGTACATACCATCTTTGCAGTTGATTCTCTATAATCTACATTCAAAAAAGTTCCAAAAAGTGTATTTGCAAAATCAGCACTACCTTCCAATCTTGGTTTTGGATCTTTAATGGCATCTTGTACATTATAAAAATTGATATAATTTGGTATTGTAAGTACTACAAAGTGATTCAATTGTAATATACCAGTTACGTAAGTATATAAACTTGATGCCGCGTTAATATTCGTAATTTGGTCACTGATTGAAAATATATCAACCAAAACTTCTTCACCAATATTTTTATTCGCTCTATCTAATAATAAAACATCTTCGAAAAGTGTTTTTGTTTTATAGTCATTTCCTGAAATCCATTTATCATTTAGTGCTTTGAAAGTTTCCCAAAGTTCTACTTTTGGTTGTGGCTCACCAGTTAGTTTGGATGGTTTTTGTTCCTCTGCCGTGATATTAACATTAGCTAAAGATTTTTGTAATTTTGGTATCAAATTATTGATAATTTTATCCCTAAAATTATCAACTTGTGATAAGTATGTGGTCATTGCAGTTCTGAATGCGTTTTTACCATTTTGTTGTGTGGTATTTGGAGTTGCAGTATAGGTTTGTGGTTCAACAAATTCTTGTCTTACTATATATTGAGGATCATTAGGATTACTTGATAATGAACCATAAGCAGTTTGAATCACTTGATTTGTAATCAATGTATAATACGCATTCGTAGTTGCTGTTATATTAAAATTGTTTTGAATTCGTAAACTATTGGGTATAAAATTATATAAACTTTCGAACAAAGGAGTGCCATCCACGTTCTTGTATACTGTTCTATATTTACCATCAAAAAATTCAATATTAATAGTAAATAAGTTTTTGAGGTATGTGATACCAACTATTTGAGTGGGTGTTGTTGGTGGTGTAGTTGGTGGTTCAATTTGATTTTGTTGAAATTGATTCAATTTTTGGGTTGCATATATTTTAATAATTGGAGCAAATGATTTTACATTATCTTCATTAAAAGAAATATTGAAATCAACAAAAAAATCTGTAATATATGAACCACTATTTTTATAAGTTAATTCCTGAATAGTGGAAAACCCTACATATGTTCTCAATGTTTTCCAAACGTTTGGATAGTTTACTTCAGAAAATAACAAGGTTGGATTTCCATTCACTGGTACAGAGTTTGGTGTTATTATTTGATATTTTTCCCAAACAATCGGATCAACAACATCTAAATTAGAAAAAGTTAAAAATAATTTTCTATCAAAACTAGATGGATTACCAAATTTAAAATATATATCATAATTTAAAAAATTACCGATATATGAATTTATTTTTTCAAATTGACTTGTTTGAACTAATGATACAATTTCTTCCCCTGTGTTACCAGTAATTATAGGTATTTTCATCATATCTCTCATGAAAGCTTGAAAATTTTTAAAACTTTTTACTGATGGAACTTGAGTTATTCCACCTGAAATTGTTGTAGAACCTTCACTTTCTATATCATATACTGAAAGAGAAAACTTCAAAAATTCATTCTCGAAACCATCCAATATATCTTTGGGAAAGATTGCTAATAATTCTTCCATTTTGGAAGGTAATAATGGACTAAAACTAAAATTTTCTTGGTTTTCAGTGGATGGGTTAACGTGTTTTAAATAAGAATCATATGGTGGTTTAGATAATTTATCATTATCAAAATATCCATAGTTTGGAGCAGTCCAAAAACTTCTTACAGCACCATTATGTACCGCGGTATTTCCAGTTACTTGAACAACAATTGATGATATTCCATTCAATGATGTTTTTTTAAAGCACTCTAATTTAGTTTGGTTTATCAATGACCCACTTGAAGGTATTTGATACCAAAATTGGTTAGATGGTGTTTTAACACTGACAGACCATGGAATTATTTTTGTATTTAAAGTTCTTGCTGAGTTAGTTTCGTTTATTATTGCATCAGCAACATATTCCATAGTCAATCCAGAACTTAAAGCTTCTTGTATAAGTGTGTCAGTATATCCAACAGATTGTGAATTAGTTATAAAGAAATTAGAATTACTTACAGATTGTGGTAAATTTATTGTATATTGTCCATCACCACCAGGTGTACCATTTAGTTGTGATAAAATAGTTGTACCTGCCAAGAAACTTGTTCCACCAATAATATTACCAACTTGAATTTGACTATAATTTACTGATTGTATTGTGAGTATTGTTCCTCCACTGATTCTGGCAATTCCATTTATTTGTTGGTTACTTTTAATAATTTCATATCCCTGATAAAAAACATTAAAATCATTTATTAACTTTGGATAAAACCCCACATTTATAATTACAGATGTGGTTGCAGCTGTACCTAAACCAATTACATTTATGTCCTCTAATATAATATCAACATTTGAATTATTTATAGTCAAACTATATGTTTTAGTGGCAGCGGAAGTGACTGGATCATAATTAACCAAACTATTAAAATTTTTCCAAGAGTTATCTAAAATATCAAAATTATTTCCACTTTCTACATACTTTTTATATCTATGCCATACTGAACCTAATTTTAGTAACCAAACATATGGTACTTTATGAATACCTGAAAACTTTTTTAAAGAAGAAAAAATATAACTTAGGTTTTTTTCTTCATTAAATTCATATGTTTTATATTTTTCCTTTGGTGTTGCCAAAGGTAAACTATTTAGAAACAAATATGCAGGTACCGTAAATGGATATTCGTCTCCATCTCTAAATTTTTGAATTGCTTCTTGTATTGAATTGGTAAAATATGGAGTGTTTAACATAGAAGAAGTTTGATTAGCCAAACCTAAATTTCCATTATAGTTGGAGTAGTCAACATTTCCCTCCGTAATAAGTTGTGTTCTATAATCAGTAGTCCTTGTTTGATAAAAAGTTTTTAAATTATCCTCATTAATTGAAGGTTCAGTTGGATTTTCAAAAACAAAATGAGTTAATGGTCTTATTTGATTGAAAATAGTATCTGGTTTAAAATTAGTTATAACTTTTTTATTTTTATTATAGAATAAAACATCTTTGGTGTCCATAATTTGATTAACAGAGTTAACACCAACACCATTAGCTAAGTTATTCTTACACCAATTTAAATTTGTAAATGGGAAAGTATCAGTAAAGTCAATTTTGTTAGCAGGTGTTGAATCGTTAATAAATTTTTCTAATTTTTCTTCATCAACTATTGATAGTTGTGGTTCGGTGGCTCTACTAACAATATCCGAACTTTTAATAAATTCAAAACTAGAATTAGAAATTTGATTTTTAATATACTTTGTATTAAAAATACCTCTTATATAATTTTGCCAACTTTCACCTATACCACCATTTGATATTTGTCTGAGTATCAATGGAAATGTCTGAGCATTAAATCCCAAGTTTTTAAGTTTCATTATTATGAAAGGATTGTTTATTCCTAAACTATCCAAAAGATTTGCCCCTTCGAATTCTGCTAAAACATTAGAAATTTCATCCGCTGTTGTATTTGAGTTGTTTGCACGAGTTATTTTAGAATAATTTACTAAATAAATTAATCTTTCGTAAATTTCATAAAAAAACTTTACCTCTTCTTTATTACTATAAACTTGATTTGTTATTGGAAATTCAATTGCGTTAATAGATGCCCTTTTTATATCTAATACTTCATTTGTGGTCGGTCCTATTTCTTTTCTTTCAGGATCTCTTTCGGTTAAACCCTTGATAAATTCTTCAACAAATTCAATTTCAGGCCACACATCATATCTGAAACCTTGTGTTCGATTAATTAGGGATTGGTCACCCGGATATCTGATTTCGTATTTTTCTTGTCCTTTTTCCCCATTTGTAGCAACAATAAATTGAGGCCAAGGATATATTGGTGTATTTGTATCATCACCAGGATTAATATTATCTTGAGATGCACCAGCAATTTGTGGGTCGAAAATTGCCCTTTTTCTGATTACATTATTTCTTTCGTTCCATGCTTTGGTATGTACATCATCCATCAATCTCAAAAAAGCTTCACCATTTGCAAAAAAAACAGCTAAAACATTTCTTATGTTTGGTATAAATCCAATACCATTATTTTTATTTTGTAATAAATCAGCTAAAGCCTCAGTCAAAGCATTTTCAATATCTTCTCTAATTCTTTTAAGGTCTGTACTCATTCTTTGGTATATTTCATCGAATGAACTTTCCCCCTCGAAGAAGAAAAATTTTTTTTCTTGTTTTATTTCACCATTTTTAGTTTTGAAAGAACCAGCCTGAAATTCAGTTTGTAATTCCAATTCAGCTTGGAATGTTTCTAACTCAGCTGGTGTTGGTTCTTTCTTTTTTCGTTGTAAAAAAGTTTCAGCGATGTCAATATCTTTAACTTGTATTATTTTTCTAAACGTATCGATATTGATATTAAAATTGATAGCACTTTTAACTTCAGGTTTTTTACCAATTTTATATTTTCCGTTTTCACCCAAAGTTGCATTTCTTTTCAACAAAGCGTTAAATAAATTAATGATGGCAATTAATTTGGTCTCTGCGGTATTTCTTTTATCAGGAGTATCAACTTCCTTCGCAAATGTAAAAACTTTAGTTTTTTTGTCAGTTAAAAGAATAAAGTTTTCATTGTCCATAAATTCATTACTCCATGCTTGAACACCAGCATAAAAGAAAACATAACCTCTATATTCATCTAACTTAACTCTGTAATCTTCACAATCACTAAGTGGTTGTAAATTTTCTTTAGCAAAGGTGTCCATTTTGTTCTTTATAAAAACATCCAACCTATCTTTCATTTCCAATAAAGTTAACTCAGGAAAATCGTCAGGAACTATTCCTTTGGACTTATATTCACTATAGACTTCTTGAATTTTTTGATAACCTCTAGTAATTGTTCTATTTTGAACATTAGCAGATTGATTAGGTACTCCACTTTTTTCTTGTATTCTTAGATTAGTTTTATACATATAAGGTGTGGCCAAAATACCACCCATAGTTATTTCGGATAATACATTATATTTGTATGTGTAAAATTTTAAATCAACATCAAAATTACCTGACGATGTATTAAAAGAAGCACCAAACTTATATAACATTAAAGGTAACCTAATTGCTTTTCCCAAATAACCTTTCAGGGTAAGATAGAACAACGGATATGGTAAATTAAAAAAAACAGCATAAGGTGAATTATCTCCCGATTCAAATAAAGCTCTACCCCTTACATCAATCATTCTAATTGTTATAACTGGTTCAAACGCGGTATTAATTGTAACGCTAATTGTTTTAATACCTAACAACCCATTTTCTGTTGCACCTGGTTTACCACCACTATTAATCGTTTGTCTTACGTAATAATCATCGTTTTTATTTGGATTTTTAAACTGATTTTTGATTGGTTGATTTACACCTTGACCTTTTAATGAATCTTTACCAGTTATTTCATCAGTCCATTTGGTGTTAAGAAAATCCTCACCACCTGGTTGTAAAAAGTTTAATGAAGCAACCGAAATAGTTTGTATCGCATCGTTTGCAGCAACACCTACAGCTAATTTAGTTCTTGGTATTACTTTACATTCAAGGTTAGCGTAGTAAACCATATTTTCCATTCTAATATGTCTATCTTTTGCACGACCATCTTCATCGATGATTTTGTTAGGGTCTACTACTATAATATTGTTATAGTCAAAATCGACTAATATGTTTTCAGGTCTATCTACCATAATAGAAAAAATGATTGTTTAATTGAGATTTGTAATCTTGTAAAGAAGTTACTAACGGATAAGGTATTGTCAATATAGAACCATCAGGAATATTCCATTCTTGACCTCCATATTGTGGATTAGCAATTAAAATTAACCAACCAAATGTGGGGGTACCATAATATTGTTGTGAAACTTTATCCATACGAGACATTCCAATTTTATAAATATATTTTTTATCACTACTCTTATTAGGTAGTTGAATATATGGTACAATGGTTTGTTGTCCATTCAAAAGAAAATCAGCGTATCTATTGTATGTTTGTCTTGCCATGATTTAACTATTAAAAGAAACTTTTCCATCAAATGTTTTAGTATCTAAATTTGTATTCACTGTACTGTATACATTTTTAATATTAGTTTCTTGTGTTGTATTTGTATTTTGATTAGGTATTGTCGAGTAAGTAAATTTTCTTGTTTTACCTTTAGGGTATAAAATTTTATCAGGACTACTCAAGTAATTTTTTAAAAATGGGTCTTTTCTTAATTCCTTAAATATTTTTTCTTCGCTTGCTAATTCTTTTTCATATTTGTTTGATAATTTATTAACAATTTGTGTAAACTGATTTTTTAGATTCAAAGGGGTTTTAATTTGTAATAAATTACCTTTTATTATACTATCAATGAACGCATCTTTTTTGTTTTTATTTGCTAAAATTCTTGATATCACCATAAAAAAGAAAACCTCAGAAATATTTTCGAATGAACTTTCGTTGACAAGGGTAATTGACTCAATGTCATCTGATGTAAATATTACTTGATACTTGGGATTAGTTTGATTCGGATTCTTTGACAAATAATCATTGTAGTCCAATAAGGCCTCATAAACTTTTTCGTAATCGTATGATAACTCTTGAGTTGTATTAGTAGGGGTTGGACTACTTTCTAAACTTGACTTACTTACCTCGGATGTACCAGTTAAATTATAAACTCTTGGTTTATTACCATTTAGTAATTTTCCATCGGTATTTTCCCCAATTAAATTCAGTTGTCTAATTAAATAGACGTAATCTTGTTGAAATTTTATAAAATCTTGAGTTGTAGTTGTAATACCACTCTCAAATTCCGATTGTAATGTTTTAATATACTCTTTCATATTTTGTTTTACACCTTTAATCGCATCTGAATCTTCCTTAAAATTTTTATATATTAATTCTTCAATTATAATATTTGCAGAAACTTCATCAATATTTCCAATATCTTCTATTACATTTTTAAATAATAAACTTAAACTTTCTCCAACTTTAGAAGGTGCACCCCATATAGGAGTATCTTGGTTTGCATGCGTTGTGCCTTTTATTAAACCAGTTGTATACAATCTCTTTTGGTTAACTAATTGTAATATTCCATAGTTATAGTTAAGTGTAATTTTTTCTAAAGTGTTTAAAGTATTATTAAAATAAGCAATGGTTTCATCTACCATCTTATCCATTATTTTACCATAGGAAATTTCCCCATTTTGACCATTCGGTACTGGTATATTAGTAAGTATTTCACCAATAGTAGACCCTCCAGGGTTAGTTTGTGGTGGTGTTGAATTTTGTGGTTTTGCAGTTTCTTGACCTGCAGTTAAAGATGAAATTATTTCTTGATCAACTATTTTATAACTTTCGTCAGTGGGGGTTGCCCTCTCATCATATATCTCGGTATTTGCATAATAATTAAATGACAGAGCGTTTTGTAATTGTTCAACAGGACCTTTCAATCCCATTCCACCAATTATATCAAAAGATAGTTTTACACTAACAATCATTGGTTGTAATCCAATTCCTTCTGGATTTAAATCAAATTGACCATCCTTATCATATGTAAAAGTAATACCCCCAGGTACTATTTTAGTATTGAAAAAATCACCTATTCTCAAAATCAATATAGGTGGAGCACCAAAAGAAGTATTTTGGGCATCATTGTATCTTGGTTTACCATCTACACCTATAGTTGGAATTGTTTCACCAGGCCTAGTACATTGGTTTAAAAATGTTAAACGAGCATTTAGGCCTTCAGGTGTCATAGAATGAAAGAGTGGATTAAAATATTTAATCTTTTCAACTATTGATGTATATATCATCGGATTTTCTTCTTTTAAAACCTCAAAATAGTCACACTCACTAAATAAATTTCTCAATATTTTTTTTCCAATTCCCTCTTTTAATTTTTTAACTATATCGATAGTTGGTTGTACCCTTTCTACAGGTCTACTTGATACAACATCAATTTGTTGAGTTTTAACCTCTTTTTGTTGTTCAGGATTAGCTTGTTCAGTCGTTTCAATATCAGGTACATCAACAACAATTGACTTAATAATAACACGTCTACAAGCCATTGCATTTACAGAATATATCTGTGATTGAGAAGTTATATTACCATTAGTACTTTTGACATCCTCGGTACAATTAACTTCAAATCCTGGTGTACCATCCGCTGATTTGGGGACAACACTCTTTGCTTTTTCTCCACTTGCAATTTCTTTTATTATTAGTTTTTTATCGTCTATAAATTTTTGTAAATTAGCATCACCAATTTTAAATGTTTTTAAAAAATTTTCAACAGAGTCAATTCTTCGTTGAGATAGTTTTTCGTTATAATTATCTGAAGCTGTTGCTGATGCTGCTCCCTCCATTTCTATAGTAATTGTTCCTTTCTTGTTATTGAGTAAGTCAAAAGCATCCGTTATAAAGTTTTTTTGACTTGATGAAACTTTTTCATAATTAGTTTTGATTACAGAATCAAAAAATTCATTGACGTTTTTTGCTCTATTACAAAACTCTACATTTTGTTTACAGAAAGTTCCCCCTGACGCAAAAGCCGAATCTGCATTTGTTTTGTAGACTTCTTTTTTTGAAATATAGTCATCATATGTGTTATTATATGGAATGTCACCCGAAGATGGAATATCATTATCAAAATAAAAACCAACACCTAAATATGTGTCTACAAAAGCTTTTTTAGCAGGATCAGGTGTTGTTTTTTTAGTTGTTGAGTTTGCTTCAAGATTACCACCACTTTCTCCACCCAAAGGAACATTTTGTTTTGATATTTCATTGATAATTTGACCAAGTTCTTCTTTAGTTAGTCTTGGATTATTAATAACTTCTTGATATGTATATAATTCAGATAAAGGTATGGTGTTAAACTTTTTAGCTAACTCGTAAATATCAAATTTTACACAACCAGCAAAAAAAGAATCAATTATGGAATCTATTTTTTCTTTCGATTGTCCCTTTAATTGTTTTTGAACAATTGTATTCATAACTGATGGGTGGTCAACAATTATTTTCCAAGAAATTGAACCACTTCTACTTGAATTTTGGTAAGTATATATTGGTTCAGGTCTACCGATAAATGTAGTCCCTTGAAATGATACTTTAGCATCATCACTGAAATCTAAGTCATATGGTGGAAACCACATTATTCTGCCACCATTTGGACCTCTTTCACAAGCAGGTAAATCATCATATGTGAAACCTGGTTTACTTGATGTTCTCCAAGCAAGGTTTTCTATTGAGAACATATATTTCTTGGCAATAATTTGTCCTTTTGCGTTCGGCTGTAAATTAGTTGAACCAGGATTTTTAAGTGGAGCTATATTGAGATTGAAAGTATTATCTAATACAGAGTAATCAAATCTTCTACCTGACTTGGTTATACCATCCGTTTTTTGTAAATCAGCATAGGTATAGTATGGAGTGTCTTTAGCAAACACTCTACAATACTCTATTCCCGCTTCGGCACCAGTTGTGTTGTCCCTATAAGACAAAACTTTAGAACCTTTAGTCAATTCTTTATAACCATCGTTGAAAACTTTACTAACTTGGTTAATAGCGTTCCCCACATGTTTTAATTTAGAAATACCATTCACCAAATCGGCTGAATTTACTAAACGTTGTGTTGCATCTAAAATGGAACTTTCTTTAAATTGTAAATTCGTGGATTCATTACTAGTATATTGTGAACTTATTAAATTATATTCTTCATCTTGTGAACCTTTTCCGCCACCTGGAGTTGGTTTAAATCCTGCATCACCTTTATATTTAGGTGAAACCCAAACAAATTGGCCATCCAAACCACCACCATCTGATGATGATTTTCCAGCTAAACCAAAATTTAATCTTCCAATATTACCCTCATATAAACTTCCTAACTCACTAGGCCCGTAAACAGGTGTTTGGACTTGTCTACCAAATGGGTCTGTTGGTATTTGTAATGGTGGAGATGTAATTGTTGATGGTTCTGAATTTCTACTTCCAACATAATAACCACCATTCAATGTTCCATTTTGATCAATCGTACTTTGAGTTTGAGCAAATTGTGAAGTTCTTGTGTATTGAGCCCTATATCTGTTGTAATCTATATTGGCAAACAATGCCGATTGTTGTCCAGTACCAGTGTTATCAATGAAATTTTGTGAGGGGTTTGTTGTTATATTTAAAGTTAGTGGTAAACCTCCACCACCAGTTGTTAAATTTGGGACATTTAAAGCCAAGGATACTTGTGTTGACGAACCTGCATTAAATAAAATAGGGTCAAAATAATCACCTGGTATTGGTGATACTGGAAAATAAGCACCTCCCAAACTTTGAATAAATGGTGATTCAGTTGTTGGTGTTGTTGGTACAGTTATTGTCCAATTTTTAGACCTCAATGGTTCTTTACCTGCAATAACCAAAGATATATCAAATGGGTCACTTGTTGTGTCTAAAGTCAAAGCCCCTTGGGTGTTTCTCCTTGTATCAGCGTCAACTCTGTCTTGAAAAAGTCGTTTTAAGGTTTGTGCCCCAAGTTTTGCCAAATATGAATCTTGTGATAACAACCCACTATCACCAGTTGGATCAGGTGATATTAAAATTTGATATGGACTATATGATGATGGAACAAAAGTGGGTGGATTCCAATATGGTGTATATAATTTGTTGTTATTTTGTATATTATCAACTATAACCATATCACTGAAACCTCCTATAGGTCCATATCTGTTTTCAATGTAAGCAGCATCAATGAAAAACTCATTGACTAAATCTAATACAGTATCATTGGGGTTGTATTCCCCTTGATTAGAATTATTAATTATAGGTGGATTATTATAAGTTATGTTGTAGCTATAACCCCCTTCAGGACCATATTCATTTAGTGGATATAGTTGTCTAACAAAAGGATTTTGTGATATTAAATCATCAGGTGAGTTTATAACATTGTAATCACTCAAACTCGTTTCATATGTTCTTGTACCAACTGGAGCTGTGTAAACACCAGTAACCGCATATGGTGTTAAGTTCCTATTCAGTAAACTATTTCTAAAACTCGATGTTGATGCAAACGATAATGAACTTTCAGACATAATTTTATTTTCAAATAAATAGATGAATTTATTTTTTATTATCTTGAAAAATTCATATTTTGTTGTGATGGAGTTTGTTTTCCTGTAGGGTCTTTTGCCATTTGTGCAATCATTTGTATAAATTCTGGTTTTTTCAACAATTCATTCATTACCCTTTCAATATCTTCTGTTTTTACACCTGGTGGTGCAGAAAAATTAACATTTAAATTACCAGTATAATTTAAATTTTGAGTTGTTGGTTCTTGAACTTTTTTCTGAAGTTTATCTAGATAACTTGTTTCAGTAGTTTCTTTGGTTTTAGCTATTTCAGTTGATGTTTCACCTTCTTGACCTGTCATAATCTTTGGAAGGTTTGACTTACCATACACTTCAGTAGCATTTTTTCCTATTTGTTTGAACCCTTCATATAATTCATTTAAAATACTCATTCCAGCTTCTCCCGCTTTACCAAAATCACCTTTAAATAGATTTTTAATTACTTCATCTGATTGTTTTCCAATTCCTTGTCTAATCCCTTTTTCAGAAAAAACTGCAGCTTTTTCTACACCACCTTCAGTAGTGGTTCTTTTTGCAACTTCCATAAGATTTTTATTAAGTTCTATTTGTGCTCTACCCAATCTATCCATACCAACAGAACTTGCTAAACCATAACCAACTCTGTCCTCTATCGAAGCTAATAATATATTACCTGTTTCAGCAACCGTAAGTTGTTCTTTAGCCAATTCTTCCATCGTTTTCGGTTCTTGGTCTTTCATAAATCGGTTTAAAGCATCTTTGTCCTTTGCAAAAGTTTCCATTGCTTTATCTATACCCATCTGTTCACCATCAATTGTAAGTGTCATTTCACCACCAGGTCCTATTTCCGCTAAATTAGCTATAAAATTCTTTTGGTCTTCTGAAAAAGTCGCAGGAAATTTTATTTTAGAAAGTTTCAAATCGAGTTCTTTAGAACCAACAGCCATTCTTGCAATTTCCTCGTAAGTCATACCTGCAGATTTAGCAATTTCCATTAATTGTCTTCTTGCACCAGGCATAATTTCAAAACGTCCATCTTTATTTAATTGGACAAATTTTTCAGACATTTTTCCCATTTGATTCATTAACTCACCTGGGTCATTTTGTGCCATATCCATTAAACGTAATGGGTCTAACAATTCTGATTGGGTAACACCTAATCTCTGCATTGCTGCTGCCATCTCGATTGCATTTTCAGGATCAAATAGCTCGTCCGCTTTTTGCATAATTTTATCAAGATTTGCACCTATTGCTTTTGATTGCGCAACCATTTTTGCTAAACCTTCAATACCACCTTTAAAGTTATACTTGTTCAGTGCTCCCAAATTGTCGACTACATCTTGAGACACAGCTTGAGCATTAACCCCCATAGATCGAGATACATCCATAACTTTTTGCATCTGATTTTGAACACCCATATAAGAAACGCCAACATCTTTGAAAGCTTTAGCTGATGCAATTGCATCGACTCCGGTTACTTTCGAGGTTGCAAGTAAATCTTTGTATGATTGGGAATTTAATATAACATTTCTCCCCAAATTTTCAGCAATACCTTGTTGTATTTTTGCGATGTCGTCAAATCCATATCCTAATTCTTTAACATCTCCAACAACATCGGTCATTGCTGCTTTTATGTTAATAATATTAGTTCTACCAACACCAAATGATTTAGCTACATCAAAAGCTGATGTCTCTACATCATCAAAAACTTTTTTAATTCGTTTTGGATCTATGTTTGTGTATAATTTATTACCAAATTCTACAGCAATTCCTTCTAATTCTTTTTCTAAACCACCGAGGAGAGATTTTTTTTCTTCATCACCCATAATTGTTTTGTTTTATAAATAAATACCACACACCCTTTTATTTATCAGATGTGTGGTATTCAATGATTTTATTAATTAAGTATTTTCTTGAAAAAGTTGGAATATTTAGGAAATCATTATATGAAGTGTGTAAATATTTTCCCATTAAAAAATATTCATCCAATAATATTTCCCTATATTTAAAAGAAAGGCCGAAAAAATTCAACGCCAAAAGTGACCTCCAAATTCACTTCTGCACCTGATGGTGCTTTTACAACTCTTTTCAAATCTAATGATGGTTCATTTTCTTTTATAAATTTTTTAATAAATTTGGAATCCATAATTGGAAGATTATTAATCATTTGAGATATTTTTTCTTTGTCACTTTCTCCATTAATTTCTACAATTTGTTTCATCAACCTCCATGTTATCCTTGGTGCAGTTAAATTAGATGGATAATTTTCAACCATTTTGTCTAATTCTAAAATCTCACCATAAGTCAATGGTTTTAACTTAACATTAACTTCACTTCTAGGTAATTTAATATTAAAGTGTCCGTTTTCATCAGGTAAAACATTTGGTTTAATAATATTCAATTCATCTAATATTATCGTTACCTCAAATGGTTTATTAGTTACGGGATCGTTAAGAGTCAATATGTATTCAGGTCCGAATGAAGTATTCCTCAAATAAATTAAGATAGCCTCGATGTCACCTTCTAATAACTCTTCAGGTTTAATGTCAACTTCATACAATTTTGCCCTTATTAAAGTAGTAACAACATTAACATTTGGATTTGATACACCACCTATGATGATGTTTTCATCATTTGCTGTTAAATAACCTACTTTAACAGATTTCTTTTTGTTTTTATAAAAAATACCACCCGATGGTAAAGGTACAACATCGTGTGGTAAATTAAAATTTTCTGTGCCAGCTTTTATTAAATTAGAATCCATAGTTTTTTATTGTAAAAATAATTGTACAATAAAAAAAATAAACATTTGATTTAATAAACTAGAATACAACGGTCAGGTCTAAGAGTTGCTTGTATAGTTGCTAATTTGTCATCACTATAACCTAAACCTTGAAAGTCAACATCAGTTAAGAAACAACCTTCTAAAATCCATTTTTCAACAACAACTCCAGTAGGGTCTAACATTTCTAAGTCAACATTTTTTTTGTAACCTGCGGCATAACCCATACGACCAGTTACTGATTCAGCGTGTAAACGAACCCACTCCATAAGTGCTTGAGCGGCAGAAGGACCGATAGGGTCTCTAAAAGTTACACTTATTGTTCCCCATTTGAATGAACCCGCAACATAAGTTTCAGTATTTAAAAATGGAATTGGAACTGAATTTATTTCAATTTTTGGTCTTGATGTTGATTCAACAAACCATTCATTTATACCCAAAGAAGAAGGAAATCTCATAATAAACCTATTGGATCTTTTAGGTTCATAAGGTATGGGCATTTTCATCAGTAAATCAGCCATTGTATTATTTTTTTAATCTTTTTATTTTAATTATAAATATCTTATTATTATTTTTTTATTTACTTTATTAAATAAAATAATTATTCTTATCTAGAACTAGTTATAATTATAATATTTTATTAATAATTTTTTTAATTATGTATTCTAATTGTAAATCATCTTCAGGATTATAAATTCTTTTTTTCCCACCTTGTGTTGTAAATATTTTTATCCCTTTAGTTCCTTTACTCATTGCTCTCACATTTCTTGAATCATCATCTGAAAATCCAATAATAGGTATAAATTTATTTGAAATTTTATTTATAATTTTTTTCGATAACCTTAAATTTAATTTTTCTGCTTGTGACTCAACATAGTTTTTAAATTTATTCATAGCCTGAATTTTCGAAACTTCAGGATTTGTTGCGGAACCCTCACCAAATGAAACGGGATAAAATCTACATAATCTTAGATATCTATCGATTTCTTCTTCTTTTCCTTTTACTTTTTCACCAGCATTCTCTCTCATCCTTACCAAAGAATCATATAATTTGTCTGAGTCAATACCACCTCTATTTGACTCAATTAATTTTTTAACACCTTTCATTAGTGTTAAAGGATTGTGTCCTCTTGCGGTTATTATTGCAAATAATGAACCATTATTTATTGCTTCAACAAAATCAGGCCATGAAGCACTTTCAGCTAACTCTGCTGACATAACATCTTTCAAAAATTTTGAATCCCCTCCCACTTGAAAATCTCTGAAAGGGTTTTTGGCAAAGTCAACTATAGTGAAACCATTATATTCAAATGGTTTTTTTCCAATTTCTGTTCGGTATTCTGCAAAATCCTCAGTACCCATTCCTACTTCATCACCATCATCATCTAATAGATATAATTTGGTGGGCATAAACATAAGATTATCATCCCAATCAAAAGCATAATATTTCATGGGAATTTCCCTTTCCTCAAATTCTCTTAATAATTTAATAATTCTATTTCTCATAGTAATAAATATCTATTTATAAAAAAAGGGGAAGAATTTATCTTCCCCCATTTATTAATAAAAAATTTTAAATGTTTTCAAACGAAGCTCCTGTTGGAGTGATGTAGAATGTAATATCTATAAATTCAAGGGAGCGAGTTGGTTTAATATAAATTTTACCAGTTAATTGATTTCTATCCAAATCAGCAGGATCCGATGAAACCGTAACACGGAAATCATACAAACCTCTATCTCTTCTTATGGCATCTAAAATTGGATTAACCGCATCTAAGAAATCTTGTCTAACTTTTTCATCATTTTGTTCGAACAATAATCTTACTGATACTGCTGAGATTAATTTTCTTGCTTGTAATAATAAACGTCTTACATTAATTCTATCCAAAGCAGATTCTCTAATTTGTAAAGTTTTATTACCGAAAATTACTGTCCCAACATCTGAGAATGTTGCAATTGGATTTAATCTACCCTTATAAAGTGTATCTCTTTCCTCTTGAGTAAGTTTTCTTCTGGCCTTAATAGCGTTTACAATACCTCTAGTATAACCTGCAGCCGCAAACCAAGGGAAGGCTATATTATCTGTCAATGCTAAATTTCTACATACCTCAGCTGTTGGTGGAATATAAATTTGTGTATTGTTCACGGTATCTCTAGTCAACACCCAAGGATAGTAAGTAGCTGTGTAGTTTGAATCAATTCCAGTTGTTTCTAAATTATCGACAGCTTCTTGTGGATAAATAATATCAGTTTGTTCACCTGTTGTTGGTACTAACATATTGTAGTCTGGAGTTGTGGTGATATAGATAGAATCGGCTCTATCAAACTCTACCATTTCTATTGCAGCTTCAACAAGATTACTATTATTTACATAATCAATACCAGGTGTAGTAAATACATTAATATTAACTGCTTCAGGATTTGCAAATGTTTGTTGTCCCAACAAATAAGCATAATAATCAGTATTTGCATAATCTTGTGTTGTATTACCAACTGTTATAGTTTTAAATGCACCCCATCCAGTTGCAGTTGGATATCTGAAAGAAGGACATGCTCCTTTTAAATAACCACTTCTACCTAACACAAATTGGTCACCATTAGTTCTTCTTTCTCTATAAATGTCCCAACCATCAAAACCACCAGAACATAATAAACTAAATTTACGAGCAAATATTCTGTAATATGGATTTGTTTCATCATCAGGGTCTGAAGTAAATGTTCCACTACCAACGAAAAATTCTGCAGTACCACTAGTTGTAAATGAATTAGCAATTGTAATACCTGACGCATTGATGTCCATATGGAAACCTTTTGTTCTATAAGACCAATCAGCACCAGTTGTTGCGTCACAAATACTTGAACCAGGTAAACGTTTCCCTTTGTAAGTAAAGAAGTCAACATCATAACCAACCGTGTCAGAAATACCTAAATATGTTCTTCTTACATTATCACCTGCACTTCTTAAAGCGTCATCAGCTCCTGAACTCAATCCGAAAGGTGGATTGAAAACTACCTCACCCGGGAAATCGTATTTTGTTTTGTAAATTGGGAATGGAGATTTTACACCAGCATATTCTCTTGTATTGTAACCTAAGAAACCACAAGGTAAAGCATCTATTGGTGCATCTTCATTCATTTCTAACATTACAAATTTCGAATTTAAAGCGTATTCACCATCTTTCGTACCAATTTTTTTAGCAATAAAGTTATTCTCGTTAGGATTCATAGAACAATTTGTGAATTTCTCTAAAACTACTGGATTGGAGTCAGTATCAAAAAAATCTCTAATTAAGACATCAAAAGTTCCGTTATTGAAGGACATATTAGCCATAGATATTTTAACTTCAACATTTGCCGCATCACCATCAGCTATTGTTGTAAATCTGAAAAGATTGAATACTTTATTACCTCTAAGTTCAGATACAACCCATGGAGAAACTGGTGATTGATATCTTTCCAAGTAAAATGCTATTGATGTAATATCCGATTCTTGTCTTGCATTTGGTAATGCAGTTAGATTACAATTCAAACCTCTAATATATCCTTTTCTATAAGCATAATTTAATAATGATTGGAATCTTTCCTCAACAAATAAAGGTGTAGTAGACCTAGGTTTTGCAAAGTTAGAAGAACCGAAAACTTTTGCTAAATATTTAGGATCTGAATTAGTAAATGAAGTTTCAAAAGTAAAGTTTTCTCCATCTTTATTTGTCACATTCAATGCAAATGTTGCGTAAGGGTTTCTAGTTACAGCTGAATATATACCTGAACAATTCATAGTTACATCAGTTGTTCCACTCACTTCATACACCGGACCATCATCAGTTCCATATGTGGCAATACCTCTTGAACGTAAAGTTGCAATCACTAAGTCATCATAATCTGTATAAGACAATCCACTATAAATGTATATATTACCGGTAATACTACCACTATAACAATTCGTTATCGTTCCAAGTTGTATTGAACCAGTATTACCTGTGGCACAAACACCACAAGGATCTGTAAGTAATAGGTTGACTGTCCAAGCAGAAGTTGCTGTTCCATCATCAGAAACAATTGTGTATGTTCTAGTTAAAGAACTAAAGTTGTATCCTAATGTTGTCGCTGATTGTATTACACCACCACTAGTGACCGCACTTAAACTTGTTGGACAAGCACTATAAGTAATCGTTAATGCAGTTGTATTTGCCGTAGTTGCCGTTGATGGTAAACAAACATTAATTACATTTGTATTGTAATTTATTGACCCCGCTATCGAACCAAGTGTTGTTGAACTAATCGAATAACTAAAAAAAGAAGCACAATTGGATAGTGATGAAGTCAAAGTCAAACTATTTACATAATCATAAAAAGAATAACCTGAATATTGTCCGTTACCAATATTGTCAAATGTTGCATAATACCAAGTATCATTTACAGCTGCTGTATAATCCGCTAAATTAGAATTAATATTATCAACACCAAACACATTATTTTGTGAAGTGAATGCAGATAGTTGATTTGTTATCGTATCTCCTGAAACTATACCAAAATAATTAATAGACGTTGCTGATGTTGATGGTGTATTCAGTATGTTGAAAATCTGACTTTTAATATCAGTATCAATTGTTGAAGTTGATCCATTAAATAATTCATATGTACTATATAAATCACCTGATAATAGTGTAGGTATTGAGGATGTGTAAGAAATAGAATCAATATTATTTGTACAACCAGTGAAATTAGTAGTGTAACTACTAACTTTAAATTGAACACATTGAGTAATACAACTTACAGTGGTAGCACTCGCACAATCAAAACCAACAGTTGATTGGTCAACATTTGCTATTGTGGAAATAGACCAAGAAGGTCCCGCATCATAACCAGATAAACCAAGTATTCTTGTTACGAATAATTGATTTGATTGTTGTAAATATGCTTTAGCAATATAAGCTGCTTCATATTTAGGTATTTGTGTGTTTATAAATTTTTCAGGAGAAGTACCACCGAAATATGTTGTAAATTCGTCAAAGTTTGTAATAAAAATAGGTTCAAAGGCAGGACCTTTTAAAGTCTCACCAACTATACCAAGAGTTGTTACACCAACACTTTGTGATACAAAACTTAAATCGACCTCAGAAGTATAAACACCAGGAGATACAAAAACTTTACTGTTTGACATTGATTTGGTTATTTAATAATTTATTTTTATAAATAAATATAACCACTACAACTAAAAAACTTTACTTTGTACTATGTATTAATAAATTGAGTAGAATAAATTCTACCTTTTTTCTACCATGTCAAAAAATGAGAAAAAAATAAAGAATTTGAAAATATCCATCGAAGTACATAATTTACTTAAAACTTACTGTGATAAGAATGGAATAAAAATGTATCGTTTTTTGGAAAGATTAATAGTTGATAAGTGTAAAGAAAAAAAAGATATTTATGGAGATTTTTAAATTAATAATCCACTTAAGACGATAGATGATACATTAGCCCCATTACCTCTAACAATCTCAATCCTTACTAAATCATTAGTATTTATTTGTATTGGTGAACTATTAGTACCATAAAAATCATTGTTAATATAAACGAAATATTGATTTACATTCACTAAATTCAAAATGTTTAGATTCGTAGTATAATTGAATATTTGAGATAGTGTGTCATTACCAACATTAAAAATTAAATCAAAGTTATTAGGTTGTTCTGTTGATTCCTTTTTCTTTGTCCTTTTAGTGATTTTAGTATCAACTTCAGTAACTTGTAATATTCTACTTATGGCGGGACTAACTTCGAATTCATTTTCATCTATAAGAAACCCCAACATAGTAAAACTATAACTTTGAATAAAATATTTTCTTTTGTTTACATCCAAAACACTTTCATCTGATATATCACCCATTACGATTGGAATATAATGACCTTTAATGACTTGATAGGCTTGTCGAGATGCAAACTTTTCTAAAATAATTTTATTAAATTGATTAAGTTCTCTCATTCTATTACAAATAATTTTGACTTCAAACGAAATATCTACAGGTACTGGTTGTGGAATTTTATAAACATCCGTACCCATCCTTTGACCATCCCAAGTTGGTACTTGAGCATAAAAAAACAATTTACGATTTGGTATATTGTATAAAGTTGAGGGATTTGTTCCGAATTTTACTTCGGGTTTTCTAACAACTGTTACAAAAGGGGGTTCAACATTTTTATCAATGTTTTGAATTTCCCAAGTTTCAACAAATTGTGTCCAATTTTGTGTGGTAATAATAATATCTATTGTTGGTATTAGTTTCCCATCAACAACCAATGTCAATTCATTTTTTACAAAATCTAAAAAACCACCATCCAAATCAGCATGTAGAAGTGATTTTGGTAAATAAGTTCCATCCTTATTAATTTTATCTAATAATTCTTGTCTCCTACCTAATCCAACTTTTGATTCAGTTAGTGGTAAATTTTTTTTTATTTTCTTGGGTAGTGGCATAGTAATTTTTTTTATTCAAAGTATAACATCATATCATCACCTATTATTAAATTTTTTTCTTTAAAATTTTTTACAGCTGACATTAAATCTTTTTCGGTTTCTTCAGAGTAATCTCTATCCCAAAATCCAGTACCATGACCATTTCTTGTTAACCAAAAATCCATACCTAAATCAAATGGTTTTACTTCATCTAAAGTTGAGTCATTTAATAAATTTGTAAATTCTTTAATGTCAGAATATGTATCAAGTAAAGAATCTACATCAATATCTTCTTTTTGGAAATCAGAAAAAACTTTTTTATTGTATGATTTAATAATCATTTCAATTTCACTCATTTCTTCATCATCGTCATATATCATTTCATCTTTAAGTCTTTCTTCTTCAGTCCATAAAGCTGTTTCAATATAACCCCTAACTACTTTTTTTAAATAATCTTCTTCTTTTGTTGTTATTTTACTTTCAACAATTAATTTATATTGTGATTTTGTTATGATTATTTTCATAATCCTCTAAATTCATCATCTACAACTGCAGATGCGTTTATTGTTCTATAAAATGATTTATATCCACCATAGGTATGTTTATTGTCTGAAGTTACTCTACCATCATCTGTGACCGTATAATATCTAATTCTATTTTCAGTTTCATAATAACCAATATAATCTCCCAAACTTATATCAATTTCTAATTCATCTAATAACTTTTGATAAACTGAAACTTTCATATTACCAGGTTCGATTTGATTAATTCTACTATTTCCATAATTTTTATTTTCAGGTTCAGATATTTGAACCAAACCTTTGAATTCAACTGGAGGTAAAAATTTTATACCATCTTTCAAGGCTTCTCCATAAACATCATCTGTTTTGGTTTTTAATCTATCTATCCTATACAATATTAGTGTGAAGTTCATGTCACCATACAACC